GATTGTTGATGCAGAGGTTCAAGCGGCGCAAGCTGCGTGGGATGCTTTACCTGATGCTGAAAAAGCACCAGCAGTAGAGACTAACACAAGACCTGCTGACATAACATTAGAGGAATAAATTTAAATGGCTACGTATTTAGGCACACATGGTAGTAGAATACAGAACTACACTACGGATCCCGATAATCCGAATACGGGAGAGGTGTGGTATAACGATACGTCTAATACGTTAAAGTTTCAATATGAAAATTTTGTAGGTGCTTGGTCAACAGGTGGTAATTTAAATACTGCTAGATCAGGAAAAGGAGGAGCAGGAACTTACACAGCAGCTTTAATGTTTGGATCAGATCAACCTGCAACTGATCAATTAAATGAATCTTATAATGGATCAGCTTGGACAGAAATTAATGATTTAAATACAGGATCTATTAAAGGTGTTGGATTTGGAACACAAGCTGCAGCTATTAGAACTGGTGGAGATGATGGAGGAGGTTATACTGCAATTACAGAATCTTGGAATGGATCAAACTGGGCGGAAGTAAATGATTTAAATACAGCGAGAGAACAAATGGGAGCAACTGGAGCTCAAACTTCTGGATTAGTTTTTGGTGGACAAGGACCACCATCAATGCAATCTATTACTGAATCTTGGAATGGAACCAGCTGGACTGAAGTTAATAATTTAAATACTGCAAGATATCAATTAACAGGTTCTGGAATAAGTAATACATCTGCTTTAGCTTTTGGTGGTGATGTCGATCCAGGATTAAGAGCTTTAACAGAATTATGGAATGGAACGAATTGGACAGAAGTTAATGACTTAAACACAGCAAAATCTTCTTTAACAGGATTTGGAACAGTCACTGCATCTATTGCTGCTGGAGGAGGACCTGCACCATCAGGAGCTCCACCTCAAGCAGAGTTATGGAATGGAACGAATTGGACTCAACAAAAAACTTTAAATACTGGAAGAACTAATTTAGCAAGTGCTACTTTTGGAACAACAGCTAATGGATTAATTTTTGCTGGTTCAAACCCATCATCTCCATCTGGATTAACAGCGACAGAAGAATGGAATGGTTCAGGTTCACCACTTGGAGCATGGTCCACGGGTGGTGCTTTAAATACTGCTAGATCTAGAATAGCTGGTGCAGGAACACAAATTGCAGCATTAGGCTTTGGTGGTCGTGCACCTCCAGTTAGTGCTTTAACAGAAAAATATAATGGAACTGCGTGGACGGAAGTAAACGATTTAAACACAGCTCGAGAAGGTCTAGGTGGTACGGGAACTCAAACTTCAGCTTTAGCTTTTGCTGGTTATACTACTACTTATGTAGCTTTAGCAGAATCTTATAATGGAACATCATGGACAGAAGTTGGAGATTTAAATAGTGCAAGAGAACGTGTAGGAAGTGCAGGAACAGATAATACTGCAGCCTTAGCTTTTGGTGGAAGAGATCCTATTGTAGCTGTAACAGAATTATGGGGAGGCTCAAGTTGGACAGAAGTTGGAGATTTAAATACTGTAAGGTATGGTCCAGGTGGAGCTGGAACACAAACAGCAGCATTATCTATTGGTGGTTTTACAAATCCTCCAAATTATTTAGCTTCTGTAGAATCTTATAATGGATCAGCTTGGACGGAAATTGCAGATTTAAATACTGCAAGGTCTGTATTAGCAGCAGCAGGAACTCAAACAGCTGCAATTGCTGCTGGAGGAGAACCTACTTCACCAGGTGCATTAGTGGAAGAATGGAATGGAGTAAGTTGGGCAGAAGTAGCAGATTTAAGCAGTGGTAGAAATAATGCAAGAGGAACAGGAAGCTCAGCAGCTGCATTAGTTTTTGGTGGAGGAACTCCAGCAGGAAATATAGCATTAACAGAAGAGTGGAGCAACACAAGTTTTACAACTAAAACAGTGAGTACGGATTAATTATGGCAACATACAAAGAAATTAAAGGAACAAATATCGAGGTCTTAGCATCAGACCCATCGAATCCTGTTGAAGGACAAGTTTGGTATAACTCAACATCAGCTGTTTTAAAAGGTCAAGCAGCTACAACTGCAGGTGTATGGGCTACAACTAATAGTTTAAATCAATCAAGAGAAGCACTAGCTTCTGCTACATCAGCTCCTGCTAGTACAAGTTTAGTATTTCTTGGTTTTAATAACCCTACAAAATATGCACAGACTGAAAAATTTAATGGAACAAGTTGGACTGAATTAAATGATGCAAATACTGCAAGAGCAAATGCTTCTGGTTTTGGAGTAAGTACAGCTGCAATAGCTGCTGGTGGTTATCTTGGTCCTCCTGGTTCTACAGCAATAGTAGAATCTTGGAATGGAACTAACTGGACTGAAGTAAATGATTTAAATCAACATAAATATACTTCAGGTGCAGCTGGAACTAGCACTGCAGGTTTAGTTTTTGGTGGAGGTACAACACCTCCTTATTCATTATTAACACAAACTGAAACTTGGAATGGAACTAATTGGACTGAAGTTAACGATTTAAACACAGCAAGAACTGCTCTTGGTGGATGCGGTGCTACTAATACTGAGGCTTTAGCTTTTGGTGGTAATGTTTCTCCACAGGCTCAAACGGAATCTTGGAATGGTACTAACTGGACCGAAGTTAATGATATGAATACTGGAAGAGCCAGTGTAGGTTCTGCTGGAATTTATACAAGTGCTTTAGCTGCTGGTGGGACTCCTCCAACAACAGGTAAGACAGAAACTTGGAATGGAACTAACTGGACTGAAGAAGGAGATTTAAATACTGCAAGACAAGAATTAGAGGGAGGGGGAACAACATCTTCGGCTGTTATGGCAGGTGGTCAACCACCTATTACAGCAGCTTCAGAAGAATGGACAGGTGCAGGTCCTGTAACAAGAACATTTACCGACTCATAAGACTTGTAATATATTTTAGTTAGTATATATAAGAGAGAAACATAAAGGATAAAGATATGAAAAAAGACGTCAAAGAAGTAATACAAGGTGAAGAAACTCATTTAAATAATTTATTAGAACAAGAAGATCTATCTGCTTTTAAAGGTATGGTAGACGAGCTTCGTGACACTTGGACCAAGAAACAAATGTTTCGAACAGAAACAGAAGCTAGGTTTTCTGTACTACAGGACAATAGATATCCAACTAAAGCATCAAAATATTGGCAGTGTGTTAGAGAACAGTCATCGTACTTAGATAACTTAATGACACTATCGTTTGACTACAGAAGAAACGAAGCAAAGATTAAATGGTTAGAAGGTAAAGTTGAAAAAGAAGAAGATGAATATAAACAAACTAAATATAAAATAGATTTAGATGAAGCTATATTTGCAAAAGCTTCTATGGAAAAAGTTGCTAAACATAGAATGAGAGAAATTAAAATGTGGTCTGGATTAAAGAAAGAATTTAATGATGGCTCGTTTAATGACAAGGATGTTAATCAACATCAACTAGAATCATATGGCATGCAGTATCACGAGAAAGCTAAAACTTTAAATGCTAACTCATCAGAGTCTGAAATATTTAATGTAATGGGACAACTACAATCATTACAAAGAATTAAAAAGTCTGGTGAATTAGAAAACAGTTACAAAGAGAAAGAACAAATAACTCAACATGGAAAACCTAAAGTTTGATTTTGTATTCCTAGGTCAGTCTGTTTTAAAGTATCAAGTACCGCTTGATATATTTACTACGATTAATCAAATATACGAACAAAATTTTCATAACCTTGCACCAGCTAATGGTCAGTTAGTAGGTAAAATAGAGAATGAACATTCATTGTTTTATCATGGTAAAGATCAAACTAAGATGCAAAACCATAGCATGTTGCCTCAAAATGTTACAAATTATTTTATGACTATATTTAAACACTATTTAGCTTTTAATAAAATTAGAGAATATGAAACTCATTTAAATTCTATTTGGGTTAATGAAATGAAACAACACGAATATAATCCTGCACATATTCATAGAGGTATGTTATTTACTGGTTTATCTTCTGTAATGATTTTAAAGTTACCATCAACTTATGGTAAAGAATACTCAGCAGAACACATACAACAAAATGGTAGACTACAGATATTAGGAGCTAGTAATGGTCAGTTTGCTAAAATAGATTATCAACCACCAATGGACCTTAGAGATTTTTATATATTTCCGTATGATATGAGACATTGTGTATATCCTTTTAATGGAACTAATGAGACAAGACGAACTCTTGCTGCAAACTGTGACGTACAGTTTGATCCAATTAGAAACAGAGGAGCTACGTAATGGACAAACAATTTTTAATAAGAGATGATCACATAGGTATGTTTAAAAATTTTATGCCGAATGAATTAATAGATAGTTATTTAACTTATTTTAATAATTGTGAAAAACAAGGTGCAGTATATCCTAGACGCGAAGATGAGATGTTAGTATCAGATAATGCAATTAATACTATTAGAGATACTAATGTTGCACTAACTTATAATAACAAACCTTTTATCGATTTATTTTTTAAAGAAGCATATCCTTTGTATACTCAAAAATATTCATACCTAAAAAAATTAGCTACACACAATATACTAGAAGTTAAAATACAAAAAACTAAAATAGGTGAAGGTTACCATTTTTGGCATTGTGAAAACGCTGAGATGAAAGCAAGAAATAGAATCTTAGCTTTTATGTTATATTTAAATGATGTGGAAGAAGGGGGTGAGACAGAATTTTTATATCAAAAGTGCAGGTTCAAACCACAGAAAAATACATTGATGATATGGCCATCACAGTTTACACATGTTCATAGAGGCAACCCACCTCTATCGAATGACAAATATATAATAACGGGATGGGTAGAATACGGATATTAATATGATAACAGAACCACGTTGGCGATCTTTTATAGTTGAGACTACACAACCAATCTTTACACCAGAACAATGTAAAATGATTATTGCAGCAGGACGTGCGGAACCTAGAAATGATGCATCTGTTGGAAATAATAAAGGTATTAAAGGTGGGGTCATAGATACTAAAACTAGAACTTCACATATTAGTTGGATACCATTTAAAAAAATGGGTGACATGTATAAAGATATAGAAAAAATTATGAAGACGACCAATGGTAATCATTTTGGTTTTGATGGAATGACTATTACAGAGATGGCACAATACACAGAATATCCAGAAGGAGGATTCTATGATTGGCATGTAGATAATGATGTGAACATGCAACACGAACCGCCGGTTAGAAAAATATCTATGACTTGTTTACTGTCACCAGAATCAGAGTTTGAAGGTGGAGATTTAGAATTAATGGCTGAAGGTAAAGTTGCAAAAATAAAACAAGGACACGCAGTATTCTTTGCATCGTTTATTAGACACAGAGTAAAACCTGTAACACGTGGCAACAGAAAATCTTTAGTTATGTGGTTTGGAGGCACACCATTTAAATAATGCATAGAGAATTACATTTTCCAACACCTGTTTATATTGCAGATATAGAACACCCAACCCTTAATCAAGAGTTAGAGCGAGATATTGTAGCTTGGTCTAAACAAGATAAAGGAGTGGTTCGAACTAATGTACAAGGTTGGCACTCAACAACAGACATGCAAGAAAAACCACAATTTAAAAAATTAGTTGATATGTTATATGCTTGTCAAAAAACTATTTATGATCAAGAACACTTAGACAGTGAACCTGTACTAGGTAATATGTGGGCTAATATTAATCCACCAGGTGGAATGAATAGAGCACATCAACACCCAAACTCATTATGGTCAGGTGTATATTATATTAAAGCACCTAAAAATTGTGGTCATTTAAAAATAGATGATCCAAGATCAGTTGCTTGTATGTCTAGACCTAGGCAAAAAGAAGGAGAAAAACCTGCAAGATTATTTAGAGAAACACATTACGAACCAGTTGCTGGTAGATGTATTATGTTTCCATCATGGTTAATGCATTGTGTTGATCCTAACAATTCTAATGATATAAGAATATCAGTGTCTTTTAATTTTTTACAAAAGTGTATGGTAGTATGAGTTTTCAAACTAATAAATATCAAGTAATAAAGAACGCTGTATCTTATGATCTAGCTAACTTTATATTAAACTACTTCTTACTTAAAAGAGATGCAGTAGGTTATATGTACGAACATAATATACATTCACAGTCCCCGATCCTTGGAACATGGACCGATCGACAAATACCAAATACCTACTCATGTTATGCTGATTTTGCTATGGAAACTCTTATGGTTAAAATGTTACCAGTAATGAAACAACACACAGGATTAGATTTAATACCAACATATTCTTATGCTAGAGCCTATAAAAAAGGTGATGAACTTAGAAGACATAAAGACAGACCTAGTTGCGAAATATCTACAACAGTTAATCTAGGTGGTGATCCTTGGCCAATATTTATAGATGGCACAGGATCTAATAATGTTATTGATGAGTACAAAAATATTCATAAACCTAACGCTCCAGCAGGCACGAAAGTCTTGCTTGAAGTAGGTGATATGTTAGTATATAGTGGCTGTGAACTTGAACATTGGCGAGAGCCTTTTGACGGGAACATTTGTGGCCAAGTATTTCTACATTATAATCATGTGAATGGCCCATTTGCTGATAAAAATAGATTTGATGGAAGAGCTAAGT